TGATATTCGAGAAGTGAGTCTATTGTTCTCATTTTAATAAAAGTGTTAATACTACCTCTGAAAATTATATTGCAATTATAGTAATTATTCATATAATGCAAATACTACATAGATTAAATGAATTACTAAGTCTTTTTATTCCTGCTGGTTCTATGTAGTAATTCAGCCAACAGGAATAAGGAGATTTTTTAATATATGCAAATAGAAATTTGGAAGGATATTTTTCAATGATTCAAAGTTAGCTCTTTATGAAATATAAAATCAAATAAAGGGAAAATAAGAAGATTATGTAAAAATCAACAATGATATAACCAAACAATAATAAAGGGAAAATCATATACTATTCATAGATTAGTTTGATATGCTTTCTTGTGACTAGATTTAAACGATAGTAAAACCATTGTTTGTCATAAGAACGATACAAGAGACGATAATCGTATAGATAATCTATTTCTATGAACACAAAAGGATAATATACAAGATGCAATGAAAAAATGAAGGATGAAGTTTTCAGTTGTTAATAAAAAAATATATCAGTACTCATTGAAATGAGACCTTATAAAAGAATGGGACTCATCAAAATCTGTTAGAGAGAAATGAATCACTTCACACTCTAGTAGTTGTGCGTTATGAAAACGAAAAACAGCTGGGGGATTTATTTGGAAATATATTTAATCTCAACTCCAGCCTACCATCCGTAGATAGCAGAATTGGAATCTATTACTAGTATATGAGAATAGTTCTCATTATCAAGTTTAATTTAATCAATACAATTTTCAAATTGTTTCAGCAAATACATTGAATTGCTGTTTGAGGTTGTCTAGGTTTTCAATCTGTTCTTTTGGAAGTTCTGCATTAAATGAAAATACTTCATCTCACTTCTGATATACAAAAGTAAAGTTTCTGTCTCACTTCGGACAGTAGAAATGAAGGGAGTTTTCTACTTGTACTTCTTCTTTGAGAATGTCTGGATTGTCAATTACTTCTTCTATTGTCATAATTATATAGTTCAAGGAATAGATGGGCTGTATACTTGTCCTGCTGTATGTCTTTCAATGTCTGTAAGAAAGTCCTTACGAGCTTTTACATAGATTTGTGAGTCTTCTATCATCTTGATTCAATCCTCTGTTCTAGGATTCACGGATGCAAGCATTATTGAGAAGTTAACGAGAGCATCATCATTTATCTTTTTCATAAGCTGATAAAACTCTGTTTTCTTTCCTTCTCTCAGTATGTTTTTTTCATTCTCTGTTAGCTTCATATTGATTGGTTAGGAGTTTGTTGACTGATCTGGTTCATAGCCATTGCCGAGCTTGCACTATCTTGCACACCTGCTTGTACTGCATCCATTGCCTTTGTGTCTTGGATCATTTGGTCTATTCGTTCAAGGATATTTCGTCTAGCCTTTGTATCGATTCCCTGAGTATAGATAGTTCTATATGTCTTTAGATCTTCTCCTGCAATTGGCTCTGATACATCAATGTTGTTGTTGAGTAGTTCGAGGTTATTTATTGCCATTGATTCTTCTGGAGTTTCTGGGATATAATCTTTAGGATTGAGGTCTTTCACTCCTGATTTCTCAAGTACAAAACGGATAAAGTTATTAAGTGCATAGCCTTTTTCTATGTTAGGCAATATCATATTAGCAGATACTACAAGTCTATCATAGTCGTTTTGATCTTCTATAGCCTTTTGTGACTTAGATACAAGATGAATAGTTACTTTTCCATCAGTTACAAAGTCTTTCTTTCAATAAGAGAACGAGAGAGCCTTTCAAGAGTCAAATTGAGATACTACTTTTCGCATCTTTTCCCCCATATAGAGAACATAAGAACGATACATATCAGATACAAGCTCATTGAGTCCTTCCATATAGTTATCAGCTTGCCAAGACTTCACAGCATTAGCATTTTGTTGGAGTGTTTGAATTTCTGATTTTGTTTGACTTCAAGGAGCAGATTGCCCAAAGAGTGAATCATAATTGAGTGTAGAATCGTTTGCATCATTTCGTACTGCTTCGTATACATCACGACTACTTCCTGTTTTAGTTCAAAGAGGGATTTCAATGAAAGGATTTCCACTTATTTCGCTCATATCTACATCAATAAGACGGTTTCAAGGGAGTTGTTTTGCGAATACTTCTGCATTTACTCCGAGTCGTTCATCAAGAAGGAAGTCAGCACCTAACTCGTCTTTTCTTGCTCCTATAAGTTGGAGATTTCGGAGTTCTGATAGAGCTTTTTGTTGTGGTCAAACTTCATCCCATATTGATACTCCAAATGAGCTATTCATTTTAGGCTTTCGTCTGTGAAGATGAATAGGATACTTAACTTTGAGTGGATTGAGTTTTTCAGATTTAGAAAGTGGCTCAATATCTACTACTTGCACAAGATCTTCAAAATCATTTATCCATTTAGAAAGGTATTTCATCCCATTATGAGCGTGGAATATATAACAGATCGAAGTCATTTCATCGTCTGGAATATCTGTAGTTCTGTTTGCTGTTGCAATAGATTGATTGAGTTGTCTCCATTTCTCAGAAAGTGTTCATACTGCTTTCTCACGAGCTGTCTTATTGAATTTTTCATTATCTCTAATATATCCGATGGACACTTGCTTCTCCATTCCGATATAACGCATTTTTGAGCCTTTCCAATTCTTAGGGTCAAGAATAAGAGTGAGAGGATCAATACAATCTACCATTGGTTGAACTTCATCATCGTCAAAATCAATAATAGCAGTTGCAGCGAGTCCGTATACTGCATTGTAGTTTTTAATATCTTGATCTATGTCCCGAAGATTCATATCCCTATAATCGTATTCAAGAACATTTTGTGCATTCTGTGATAGTTCATCAGCAAGAACACCCTTTTCAGTTGCAACTTGTACTCATAGGTCTTTCATTACAAAAAGAGCAGATTCTAACTGCATATTCTTATGAAGAAGATGTACTTTTATTTCTCATTCCTTAGCAAGTTCAATGATCTTTTTAGGAACTTCTTTGAGTCGGTCAAACTCTGCGCTATTATGATTTTTAGAATCTTCATAATACTTTCGTACTTTTGATTGCGTTTCTTCTTTGAACTTAGCGAGTTGTTTTGAATCCATATATGAGATTGATTATCATAATTAGTATATGAGTTTTTTTATAAAATCAAATTATTGTCAGGGAACATATGGCATATAGATTTGTCTAGGTTTTTTTATCTCTTCTGTATGCTTTACAATATTAAAATAGAATTTCATAAAAAAAGCATCAAGTAAGTCAGGACTTCTTCATATTCTTTCTTTCATCTCATCTTTTGATTCAAGCTCAATCTTCCCCTCTTTATCTACATTTTTAAGCATTACATTCTCTAATTCTTGTATGAATAATTCCTTATCACTATCATTCTGAAAAGCCCTTTCATCTATAGAAACTAGTCACTTCTCCATTAGCTCACGCAACTTGAATTGACACTGAGTTTTTAGATTTTTATAATTCACTCGCTTTGTATCATCGTATTTCGCTTCTATTGGCTGTATTGCTTGTGCATTATTTACGAATCATCTTGCTCATCGTAACTGGTCAACAACTCATCATCAAATTCAATCAGAGTCTATAACTTCAAAACTCCTACGGATTCAATGCTCAATTTCTAGTTGTCTGATTAGCTCTACTGTTTTATCAGTAGTAACATATTGTTGAATATAAACCTTGTATAGGTGGTCTCAATCCCATATCATCTCAACGATTCTATCTCATCCAAGACGTGCAACATCACAAGAAAGAAACTTTGTACCATTCTTTGCTTGTGGATTTGTCCACATATCAAGAATCATATTGGTTGTGTATAGTTTGTTTGGATTGTTGTCATAATCCCAATTACCAAAAAGAAGACGTTGCCTTGTGACTTCATCTGCGTTCTTTAATGATTCCTCATACTTTGTGTGGTCAATATACGGATTATCTTTATAGAGCGATTGGATAAATACTCTTCACTTCTTGAATAATTCTTCTTTACTTGGTCGTATAAAATCAGAGTATAAATGCCCTTTGTCAGGATTACATCATAAGATAACCTTTCCAGTCAATCAATAATCTTTAATCTTCTCAGTAAAACGGGAATTGATTACATTGATAGCTTTACGAGAGTTCTCTTGTGCCTCATCTACGAATGCGAAAGTAAGCTCATATCCTCAGAGAAAGTTAAACTCCATATCTGTTGGTTGCTGTTTTAGTGGAACAAAGAATATTCGAGAGTTATTTGTATAGTGTAGCTCTTTTGTTTGCATATTCAATGTATAGTCTATTCACTCTTCTAATCAATGAGCTCTCAAAACCTTCTGCATTGTCACTAGCGAGGTTTTTCTTAGATCATCCCACTCCCGTCTTCAAACGAGCCAAGCGATTCAAGGATAGGCTATACAAGTCATATTTATTATCTCACATATTCCCCAAGTCTTTCATCATCTAGCTCATCATCCAAAAAGAATCTCCGTAATAGCATTATTATTAAATGCGTTCAGGAGTTCTCATTGTTTCTTTGTAAGTTGTATGTCTAAAGTTTCTTTATTCATTTCAAACATTTATATTTATAGCCTTTACTCACGATACATCTAATGTTGTCGTCTGATCAATCTCTTGCTTATCTTTCCAATCATAGTTATTCTTTAGATTGAATATTACTCCTGTAACTTGTGTGTTTCTATATAGCTGTTCTTCGGTCCAGTTCTCAATTCTTTCCTTCGCTTTCTTTATAGTGTTACTAAACTCTTCTTTCTCATCATATTCAATAATGGTTTTTCGGCTTGTTTCTAGCTCAACAGCAAGTCCAGAAATAGTAAGCGGACGAATACACTCATTTATGTTTGTCTCTTCATTAAAGCGATAACAGCTAGCAAAATAAGCATCTATCTTTTCTTGTAGATCTTCCTTTGTTTTAAATAGTAGTGGTCTTCATCCTGCGTGTGCCATATTTATTTAGTTAGTTCTAATTGTTCTATTTTTAATATCTCTTGATAGTTTTCTGGAGTGTCTCTGATTTTTAATCCGTTGTAGATCATTTACAGTAGTATATTTATTCCTTGTGAGATTGCAAATATTCATTTATCCTTTCATTACTCCAT